TTGGGCTAAGCGTAAGTTTACTGGTAGTATTATTGCTGGTACAGGCTTTGGTAAGTCCCGTTGTGGCGTTATTGCTGCTGGTAAAACTTTGGATACCATTGATACTGCTAAGGCGATTGTCTTAGTCCCAACTACACAACTGCAAGCACAGTTTAGAGACGAGTTCTCTAAGTGGGGCTACGAACATGTACTAGATAGAGTAGATATAGTTTGCTATGCTTCTGCATATAAAATAGAGAACGAGCACTACGATGTAGTTGTTTGTGACGAAGTGCACCTTGGCCTATCACCTGAGTATCGTAAGTTCTTTGAGAACAATACTTGGGATAGACTACTGTGTATGACTGCTACACCACCAGAAGAGATAGAGTATAGAGATATACTGTACAAGCTAGCACCTGTGTGTTATCGTATTGACTTGGATAAGTGTGTAGAGCTTGGACTAGTATCTCCGTACAATATTATATGTAAGCCTATTGAGCTTACAAGCGTGGAGAAACAAGAGTATGATAAGGCAAACAAGACATTTGTTTATGCTAAATACATACTTGGACAGTTTGATGCATTTGACAGAGCTCGTCATATCATGGGCTCAGGTAAGCATACTGCTAGCAACCAGGATAAGGCAGCAGCTGCGCAGTTCTATCGTGCTATTAGAGCACGTAAAGCTGTAGTAGATCATGCTGATGGTAAAGTTGCAGAGCTACAAAAACTTGTGATTAATAACATAGGTGAGAAGATGCTTGTCTTTGGTGGTAGTAACGAGTTTACTAACAAACTTGCAGATGCAACAGAGACATTCTCTACTGTATACCATAGCGGTAAGACTAAGAAGCAGAAAGAGCAGGCATTGAAAGACTTTAGGTCTGGTGATAAACCTGTGCTGTGCTCTACTAAAGCTTTGAACCAAGGCTTTGATGTGGCAGATGCTACCATGGCTGTTATTTGTGGTTTGACTAGTAAGTCACTGACTATGATACAGCGTGTAGGTAGGATTGTTAGATACCAAGAGGGTAAGATAGGCCAGATATTTATACTGTATGTCAAGGACAGTCAGGAAGAGAAATGGTTGAAAAGTAGTGTTAAAAATCTAGATAATGTGACCTGGTTAACTTGATAATCAGGCACATTTTTCGTAACTTTATAGAGAAATGCAGATACAAATAGACATAGAATTATTGATAGAAAATGACATCAGTGCTGATGATTATTTGGCGCTGTACGCTATTTATAGGAAGGGATTTAAAACGCTGGAACAGCTGAACATAAACCCTGACTGGGAGAAACTACAATCTAAAAGCTTTGTCAAGCTAGGAGAGACACTAGATCAACATGTTATTAGACAAGAGTTTATTGACTTGTTTTCTAGTGACTTTGACCAGATGTTTGCAGAGCTTGTAGGTACATACCCAATGAAAGTTAGAACTAAGACAGGTAGCTACAGGATACTACGTGGCTCTGACCCTGACCTTAAGACTAATGCAAAGGCAAAGGCTAAGTACAGCAGGATTGTGGGTACAAAAAGATTTATGCATGAAAAGATTATGCGCTTACTGAATGTACAACTGAAGGTAGAACGAGATAGGCTAGAGTACATGCAACAACTAGAGGTATGGTTGAACAATCATACTTGGGAAAAATATATAAATATAGACGAAAATGCAGGAGAATCAGAAAACAGAATCACAAGACGCCTCTGATGTATTCAAAGACAGGGGCTTTCAGAAGATAGATAAGGCAGTTAATCAGTCTATTGCTATTGTTAAGCAAGCCAAGCTTGGTAAGCGTAATGTACTAGCTACATCTTGGAAGAGACTAAACAAGAATTTACTTGGGGGTTTACAGAAAGGTAAGATGTATGTCATTGCAGGGCGCCCAGGTGTTGGTAAGTCAGCATTTAGTAATCAACTAGTGTTTGACGTGTTGGATACAAACCCAACTAAGCCTATCATTGTATTGTACTGGACATTCGAGATGCCCGGTTACCAGCAGGTAATGCGTAGCGCATCAAAAGATGTAAAGAAGCAAATGTCAGACCTATTGTCAGTAGAGTCACCTCTATCAGACATAGACTTTAAGACATATGCATCTAAGGTACAAAAGTATGGACACTATCCTATCTATTTCAACAATATACCTCGTACTATGGAGTATATTATGCAGACTAACGAAGAACTATTCTTGCAGCACCCTAATCACACAGTTATCAACTTGTTTGACCACTCACGTTTGATCCGGGGTAACGAAGAGACAGAGCTTCGTAGACTGAACACAATATCTAAAGGTTGTATGTGGATGCAGTCTAAGCTAGGCGTAGTTAACATACTACTATCTCAGCTTAACCGTAACATAGAGCAAGAGCACCGTGCTAAGAACCAGTATCAGCCATTACTAACAGACTTGTTTGGTGGTGACTCTATTGGTCAGGATGCGCATGTTGTTATGATATTGAACAGGCCATATGATTTGTATGGTATTACAGAAACATACTGCGGTGAGAACCCGCAAGGTTTGCTAGCATGTCACATGGAGAAGAACCGTGATGGTTTACTTGGTATGATAGGCTATGAGGCAGACATGTCTACATTTACTATTAAGGAGAGGTCGTGATAACTGAAGTTACTAGAAAGACATTTACCATACGAGAGTCTGGTAGGTCTACAGATTTTATTACGCCTAGCTTTGGACACGGCTGTTTGTATGATTGTAGCTATTGCTACATGAAGCGGCACAAACCTGATGGTTTGACTATTGCAAAGAATATAGGTGATATACTTACAGAAGTAAACAATCACGCATATTTTACACCAGTAGATAAGCCTAACCAGACACATCCAGAGTACACAACTTATGACATAAGCTGTAACGAAGACTTTGCATTGCATGCTAAGTATCATAACTGGGAAAGCATCTTTGAATTCTTTAGAACTCACCCGATTGCTATGGCTAGTTTTGCTACTAAGTATGTAAACAATAATCTTCTTACGTATAATCCTGAACGAAAAGTGCGTATAAGATTTAGTCTGATGCCACAGAAGATGTCAAATATACATGAGCCCAACACCTCAAAGATACATGATAGGATAAATGCTATCAATAGATTTGTAGAAGCAGGCTACGATGTACATGTCAACTTTAGTCCTGTCATAGTATATGATGGATGGCTAGATGACTACGCTCAATTGTTCAAGGACCTGGATGATACTGTGTTGTATAAAGATAAAGTGTTAGCAGAAGTTATCTTCCTTACACACAACTTTAAAAAGCACAAAGTCAACTTACAGAGGCACCCAAATGCTGAAGTAACTCTATGGACACCGGACATACAAGAGATTAAGACGTCACAATATGGTGGCGAGAACCTCAGATATAAACTTAAATTCAAGGGAAAGTTTATAGAGCAGTTTAAACAACTGCATGACAGTATTATCCCTTGGAACACTATTAGATATATATTTTAATTATGGAACTACCAAAAACTGTGGTAAAGGCGAGCCGTAAATCGCCTAAGAACATGATAATCTATGGTCCACCTAAGATAGGTAAGACTACAGTATTGTCACAACTAAAAGATTGTTTGATTATTGACTTGGAGGATGGCTCCGACATGGTTGACGCCCTAAAAGTCAAAGTTAGCAACTTGAAAGAACTTGGAGAGGTTGGTAAAGCAATCATCAAAGAGGGAAAGCCGTACAAGTACATTGCTATTGACACTATCTCAAAGCTTGAGGAATGGTGTGAAGCTGACGCAAAAGTATTGTACATGCAAACTCCTATGGGTAAAAACTTTGATCAAAAGAACCCTGGCGCATCAGTCCTATCATTGCCTAACGGTGCTGGCTACTTATACTTACGTATAGCCTACAAGAAATGGATAGACAGACTGAACAAGCTAGCGGATCATGTGATTCTAGTTGGTCACCTAAAGGATAAGATGCTTGAGAAGAAAGGTAAAGAGGTTGCTGTAAAGGACCTTGACCTGACTGGTAAGATCAAGCAGATTACATGCGCTAATGCTGACGCTGTTGGCTATATCTACAGAGAAGATGACAAGACTATGGTCTCGTTTAACTCTTTGGATGATGTCACAGCTGGCTCACGTTGTAATCACTTAAAGGGAGAGACCATGCCCTTAGACTGGTCTAAAATATTTATTGATTAACCGCTTAATATTTAAACAAATGATTGAAGCACGCACAAGCAACCCTGGCGAGGAGACGCAAAGAAACCAAACACCAGAAACTATAACCGTGACTATGATTCTAGAAGACCTAGATAACGGCATTGACCGTACAGGTATTCAAGAAAAGTATGGATTAGAGAAATGGGAAGTAACACAAATGTTTCAGCACCCTACATTGAAGGGTAAGAAAGCAAGGAAGGTAAGAAAACTTTCTTTCAACTTTGTAGATGATACTACACCAGACCCTAACCAAACTAGTATTGCTGTAGAAACTACAGATGCTGTTACTATGGATGATGTAGATGTACATACAGAAGCGTCTATGATTGTAGAGGCTACACCTGAGTTAAACCATCTTACTGACTTTGAGCAAGAAGATGACACGGACAGTTTTGATTATTAATTATTAAATTTATTATTTATGGCTATTAAAAGCAATGACAGTAATGTCGAAGTAGCAGGTGGAGGAGTAAAACTATACTCTGGCCTTGCAAATTTTAATGTAATTGCAGTTAACCCTACTATGGCGGAACTGCATGAACTAGGAATCATGGTAAAACAAGATCCTAACTATTATGTAGAACTTAGCGGTATTGAATACTTTAAGCTTACATTCTGGATTAAGAATGATGACCTTACTACAAGGTTTGACATCTTGATGAACGGTAATGAGCGTGTATCTCAGTCTGGTAAGCATCAGTGGCTAAATGCTGTTGGTCAGTCTACATGGTCAGAGGGTGAACCTGAGTACGATTGGTACAAGAAAGAAGGTTTACGTAAAGCACTAGTTGGTGAGGAAACTCTTATCAATTTTGTTAAGCAGTGGGCTAACGTTGCTAATGGTGACGAAGTTTACTTTGATAGTATAGCAAAAATTGTTAAAGGTGATGTAACTGAAGTTAAGGCTTTGGTTGGATTACTAGCAAGCAATGAAGTTAGACTATTGATCGGTGTTAAAGATGGTAAGTATCAAACTGTGTACACAAAAGTATTTGGCCGTGTAAAGCCACAGCGTGATGACATCTTTGCTAAGAATCTTAACGATGAGTACGGCGCGTTCAATGCTGAGTTTGACACTACTCTTGGATGGGGTGTGTTTACTCCTGAACTAGCTGTAGTAGCTCCAGATGAGGAAGATGCCACAGTATCAGAAGAAGACGACTGGGTGTAAGCTCGTAGTCTTTTGGCCAAGTTAAATATGGGGAGTGTAAAAGCTCCCCATTTTTTATATAAATTAGCAAACTTATGATTAAGAGCAGAAATAGTGAAATTCACCTATCGAAAGAGATGGTATTGAGCAGGATAACAGAGATAGATATATTCTCATATTACTGCAGTCCTTTCCAGGATCTCGGCGTACCGTTTTGTAGTGATCTGCGTGAAGATAATAGTCCATCTGTGTCTATTATACTTTGGAAAGGTAGGTTACTATACAAAGACTTTGGTCACCCTGAGCATACCTTTGACTGTTTCTCATATGTATCTTGTAAGTATAATTGTAATTTCTTTGAGGCCTTGCGCATCATTGATAATGATTTTAGATTGGGACTAGCTCACATAAATAGTGCGGCAGAGTTTACAAAAGGTTATATGGCATTTAGATCTTCTAAAGTTGTAAAGCCTAAGCCTGTTGTTATTATTAAGAAGAGATCTAGGCCCTGGATGAAGAAGGACGCAGAGTTTTGGTCAAAGTATTTGATTAGTAAAAAAACTTTACGTACATTTGGAGTCTGCCCTATTACACATTACTGGATTAACACTAACCGGTTCAGTTGTGACCTAAGCTATGCTTATAAGATAGGGACTAAATTTAAAATCTATTCACCTTATGAAGAAATCAAATGGATTAGTAACACTACTAAGCAACATATACAAGGATATAATCAGTTACCTCAAGAAGGAGATCTCTGTGTTATTACATCAAGTCTCAAAGATGTTATGTGCTTGTTCGAAATGGGTATCCCCGCAATCGCCTTGCAATCAGAAATGCAAATGCCCGAAGCCAAGACGATCAAAGAGCTCCAAGAAAGGTTCAAAAAAGTAGTATTATTCTATGATAATGATTTTACAAATCCTGGTAACCCTGGTCAGACTATGGCTGCTAAGATCTGTAAAAAGTATTATCCTATGAGTAATATATATTTACCAGAGGATTATGGATGTAAAGATTTATCAGACTACATAGCTAAGTTTGGTAGGACAGAAGGATTGAAAACGATTATACAAATACAAATATGAGTAATAGAGAAGTAGGAAACTTTAAATATAAAACCAATAAAGAAGTTAGACGTAAGATAGATAAAATTCTACATGACACTGTAATTATGTTTGCCAACCTGGGCACTGGTACGCCGTTAGACGTAGGCAGTAAAGCAGAGGCAAAGAAATTAGAAGTAGAAATGTTAGATAAAATTAAAGATATTGACGAAGACTTTTACCACGACAGGCTTAAGATACAACGCAGTGAAGAGAAGAACGAAACAAACCAAGAACAAGAAAGTTAGGAATGCAGTTTCTAAGGTATACAAAGGCATTAAGTTTAGATCTAAACTAGAGCTATTTACATACAAGAAATTAGAAGAAGCAGGAATAAAATGTTTATATGAGAAGAAGAAATACATTCTCATGGAAGGGTTTCGCTTTGAGCAAGAGAGTATCGAGCCAAGTAATAAAAAAGCTACAAAAGGAGAATATATAAATAACGCTGATAAAGTTAGAGATATTACATACACTCCAGATTTTGTAGATCCTAATGGTAAATGGATTATAGAAGTCAAAGGCTTTGCTAACGACGTCTTTCCTTTAAAATGGAAACTATTTAAGAATCACCTACAACAGACAGGCAACCCGCCTGTATTATACTTGCCTAAGAATCAAGGTCAAGTTTTGAAAACAATTGAATTAATTAAACAACTTTAATTTATGGAATACACAGAAGATTTGCTCATCCGTCTGGATGGGCTTGGGATTGATATGTCTAATGGTCCCGTAGACACTCTTCGTCAGCTAGATCAGCTGTACGAAAGCACAAGGTATAACACATTTGGATACCTTGAAGACTTAAAAAGTTTTGATAAGATTTTTGAGCCTGTTTATGGCTTAGCATTCTTTATACTAGTTAGAGATGCACGCAAGCAATTTAAAAGAGAGCTTGAGTTTTATGACCTAGCAGTAGAGTTAAGAGAAATACACGAACAAACTAAAATTAATAAACATGAGTATAAAAACGATTGACAAACAGATCAAGGGATCTGAAGGTTTAGCAAAGAAGATTAACAAAGGCGCAGAGAAGATGGTCTTTGACATCTTGCAATCAACACAGTATTCTACACCTATCCCGTCTACCATACGTGAGTTGGCTACCAATGGTGCCGACGCACAGCGTGAGAAGGAGATGGCTATAGAAATACTAACTGGTAAAGCTAATGTAGAAGACTATTATATTGAGCGCCATGGCGAGCAATACAGTGATAGTAACTTTGATATTAGCTATTACAGCCTGGATCATTTAGATACAGAGAACAACGACGTACTAATTACATACAAAGAGAATGAAGGAACAGGATACTGCGATGTAGTTACGATAAAGGACCACGGTGTTGGTATTGGTGAGCGTCGTTTGGAAGGTGTGCTTGAGCTTGGTTATTCAACTAAGCGTAACACAGCTGAGAACTTTGGTGCGTTTGGTCTTGGTGCTAAGGTTGCATTGTCAACCGGTGTAGATTTCTATACTATAGAGACTGTGCACAATGGTAAGAGGTTTAAGATGAACTGTTACAATTACAAGACAGACTTTATTATACCTGCATTTAACCCAGGACTAGGTCAGTCTAATCCTTACATTACACTTAGTGATGGAACGAAGGTATACTACGAAGATGCCAAAGCAAAGAATCAGACCATAATATCGTTTGGGGTCAAAAAGCACAACAGACGAGATTACCGTGATGCAGTTGAAGAGCAGCTGATGTATATGCCTAACATTAGATTTAAGCGTATTGCAGAAGATGGCTATGAAAGGGAAGAGAATATCCACCCAAAGATTATGCATAACTCTGATAACTTGATTATCTCTGACACATATTTGTTCAGTAAACCTCACATTGTATTGACTAAAGATGTAGGCGCACCAACCGGTGTTAACTACGGCTTTGTTGATTTTCGTGAGCTAGAGATGCAGCAGATGTGGGGACCTATAGCTTTCAAGTGTCCTGCAAGACAAGTAATCAATGACCCAGAAACTGGTGAAGAGATTGTATTGCAAGAGGGTGTAGATGTTACGCCGTCACGTGAGAAGGTGATATGGAATGAGAACACTAAAGAGTATATCAAGTCTGTAATTCAAGCAGCTGCTGATGAGGCTAGTGAGATTGTACAAGAAGAGCTTAAGCAAACAGATTTTATTTCTTGGTTGATAGCTTGTAAGCAAGTCTTGACTAAAGCTGATAGCGGTAGTGTACTTGGTAGATTGTCTAACATCATTGACCAGGAGCAACTCAAGCCTAAGTTTGGCCCAGACCCTAGACTTAAGAACGAATCTGTAAAAGCTTTGTTTGCAGGTATGAAGGTTGAGGTTATAACTAAAGTTAGAGACTACAGAAATGGTGAAGATATTATTGATAGAAGCGCTATTGAGAACTACAGCCAATTGAGAGAAAATAACATCTTTATAATGGGCGAAGAGAATCATAGCAAGTACAAAGATATGTATCTTATACACAAGTGTGAAGGTCCTATTATTTGTATTAAGTCTGCAGAGTTTAGCTCTGGCCTTACTCTTGACTCTGCTGAGAACAAGAAAAGACATGCTAGGCGCATAGCTAAACGTGCTAGAGTTCTTGAGCTAATTACTGAGTCTACTCACAGTCGTAACTATGACGACATGGAGATAGATGAAGAGTGGCTAGAAGAATACAAGGACGAGATTGCTAAAGCTAAGGAGATTGCACAGTTCGAGAACATCACACCAGCTGAACGTCGTAAGATAGAAGAGCGTATGGTTGCATACACTTTTAGATACAACGAAAAGTACTGGCATAGCTCAGGCAGTGATTACCGCTACATTAGAGATAAGATTGAACCAAAGGTAAAAGATCTTATGAAGACTCAGCGTACTACGTACTATGGTACTGCAGCTGATGATGAGAAACTGATGGTAGCTTGCGGCATGATACATCCTTTTGCTCCTAAAATTCGTCAAGTATACAAAGATATGCCTGGGTGGAGAACTCAAGGTGAGGACGATAGACTGTTTTTCTTTGATACTCCAGCTGTTAGACTTGGTAATGGTGAGTTTACAAAACCAACTACTACAACTAATGATAAAGGTGAGGTATATCACAATATTAATTTTGATTGGGATACACCACAGATTATCAGAGTCTCACAGAGCAATGTTAAACACATTAGCATGAACCCTAATGTTAAACACATTGATGAATTCTTTTTACAACTAACACCTAATGGAGGATACACTATGGATGAACATGCAATTAAGTGGTACACTGCGGATAAGATGAAGAGTATCACAGATAAGACATATTTATATTGTCTTAAGGATATTAATCTAGATTTGTTTGAAAAGTATGAGGCTGTATATAATGCAGCTGATGTAGATGTAAGAACAAGTCAGTGGATGAAAGACACTGAGGTATTCGCTATGGTCGAGAAGATTGTGGAAATGCATAACTTCTGCAAAGATAATGATGATGCCGCTGCTATACAGCAGAAGAGTCGTGAGTTATTTGTGCTAGATGTACCAGAAGCTGTTGGTCAAGACCAAGAGTTGATGGATAAGTTTGATGAGCTTGAAGAGTGGTCCGAAGGTGTGCATACACTATTGGATTGTATTCCTGATGTAAAATACTCTCCTAACTCTGATTACGGTTTGGATCAAGACCTTATCAAAGAACTTAAAGTTTACCTGGACGCTAAAGGTAGACTAGATTGGTAAAATAATTGTGGGTGTACAAGAGCATAAGTCCTGCCGAGGCAGCATGTACTTAATTGAAAATCAGACAGTTGCGTCGCTCATTTTCAGCCCTAATTATTTGTATAATAGAAAATTTTATAGTATATTTAACCCTAATTAATTAATTAAATCATGATTACAATTAATGTTATTGAGAACCAAATATCTGGTTCGTACGGCGATACGCCGTTTAGTGTCAACTACTCCGAGGACACTTATAGAAAAATGATGGAGTTATCTGACAGACAACAGTCTGTTACAACTATGGATGAGTACAATGCACTCATGGAAGAGTTTGCTAAGCTTACCATCCAAGACTACAAAACAACTGTAGAAACTGAATGCGAATGGATTCATGTCAATGAAGGTACCGGTGAGTTCTTCTTGAAGCATGAGGGTGTGGTATCTAGTATACCTATGCCAGAAGCTTTGGTTGACCGTATCTTTGAATCACTTGATAAAGGTGTAGACTTTAGACCACTTGTAAAGATGTGGATTAGATTCTTACGTAACCCTATTCTTCGTCAAAAGATGAACGACTGTAACTGTGAGACAGGTGAGAAGTTTACTGAGAAGTTCTTCAACTTTGTTAACTTACAGTATGTTCATCCTAAACTCAAAGAAGAGTTGATAGAAGAGCACGGATTGAGTGAAGAAGTTGCTGAGCGTAGAGCTACTATGTATCAAATGAAGATTACTAGAGAAGGTTTACTTAATGGCTACAAAGTATCTGAAGAGATTATGCATAAGTATGACACAGAAACTGGAGAAATGATAGATCGTTACAAGCGTACATTCAACCCTGATACAGGCGAGATTGAAGAAGGCGGACTGCCTGAGTTTGTAGAAGATAGATTGTTTCAGCCGGCTATTATGGGTGATAGAGGTGATGCATTTTACTGCGAAGGCCCTAATGGTTATGCTAACCCAGGACACTTTATCAAAGTTGGTTGCACACACAGATTACCAGACTGGTCTTATGTAAATACAAACGACAATGCATCTTGTGTTAAAGGTTTACACTTCGGTGGTCTTAAGTACATTGCATACTACAGCGGTGAGATTCACAACATCTTTGTTGATCCTATGCATGTTGGTGCAGTGCCTGACGATGAGACTGGTGCAATCAGATGCCTACAGTATTTTGTACATTCATCTCTAGCTGGTGTAAATGGTAGCATTTATCACAGTTCTACTTATGCAGCTAAGACTGATGCTGAGTGGGAAGAGATGCGCAAAGAAGCAGTTACAGCATACACAGAAACTATGGACATTTGTCAAGATGATATTGCAGAGATTAATTCTCTGTAATTGTTTGTGTATTTGTTTTCATGATGTGAGAAGGGGAATTAGCGTTCCCCTTTTTACGTCTTAACCTTATAAATTTATTAATATGAAAGTAGCACTTATAGATGCAGACAGCCTACTGTATTTTGAGATGGGTAAAGATACCCTAGAAGAGGCAATTGAAGGTTTAAACCAAAGAATACAACAAATACTTATTGAAACAGAAGCTGATAGCTACATAGGATACTTAACACGCGGCAAGTGTTTTAGGTATGACATTGCAAAATCTAAACCATACAAATACAATAGAAAACACGGAAGTAAACCACCAATATATTATGCACTTGATGCTTATGTACAACAAGATCCTTGGAACTTTAGGTCCTTTAGCGGCTTAGAAGCTGATGACCTTGTAGGTATAGCTCGTCAAATGCTAGACAAAGACTGTGTGATATGTAGTCCTGATAAGGATGTACTATGTCAACTACCTGGTAAACATTATAACTATCAAAAAGCAGAATTTCATGAAACAACAGATGAACAAGCTCGTGACTTCTTATGGAAGCAGGTTCTTATGGGCGATAGCACTGATGGGATACCTGGTATTCCTGGATTGGGTATCAAAACAGCTGATGCAATTATTGATAATATGCCCAGCGTATTGTCACACCATCAAGTTGTATTGTCTCAGTATCTAGCAAAGTTTAAATTAGATGAAGGTGTATCTAGATTTTATGAAACGTTTAAACTTGTTCGCATGCATACTGATATAGACATAGCAGCTAAAGATGTTGGTGAGATACCTGAACATCTTTTTATGCCTGAACCTTTTCAATTACAGGAGGCAGACGCATGGGAGTAAAGAGTAAAGAACAGTTTTTGATAGCACGAGACCCTCGTAGTTTTAGTGTTGTAGGAGATGTGTCTGATATAGTTCCAGTAGTTATAGGAGGCAGTATTATGTCTCTTCAAATGAACGATAGAACTATTACTTTACATGAGACTGTAGAGGTAAGTAAAAAGCCTTACAAGATAAACAAGATAGAGTCTGAGATAGTTAATGGTAAGATACTGTACAATTGTAGTATAGTTAGACTTACCAAATCTTCTTTGTTCTTACTGCCTATGCTAGGCGGTACTAGAAGGCTATATATGTGGGACAAGTTGTTTGTCAATGCATTTATTAATGCTGACCAGCATCAAAATTCTATCTGTCTCTTGTACAGATTTTCAGGTGATACTATCTTTCTAAAGTTTGAACAAGCTCTTAAGAAGTTTAGAACTTTTAAAGATACATATGACCCATCACCATACTTTGTTATGTTTGTATTTGATATACCTAGTAATTATATAGAACAGTTTAATTTGTTTGTTAATGGTAAGTACTCTAAGTTTAGCCCTGAGTATAAGAGTAAGATTATGGAGTTCCATAGTTTTAATATACATGGGGAGATGGCGCAGATCTTGTTTCAAGACGAAAAGCGCAGGCTTAGACTACAAGAAGAACTTGATGCAGAAATTGAACCTGGCTCAGAGTTACTAAGCATTATTGATATAGAAGAAGAAACGTTTAATCCAAAAATTTATATATGAGTGGAATAAAGAATCAAGTGGGGGATTGGTATCCTCTGCTTGAACCAATAGTTACATCTGACTATTTTAAAAAAGTTATTACACAGATTAAAAAGCAAAAAGCTATGGGTCTAAAAATATACCCAGATACAAAAGTTACTTTTCGTGCTTTTAAGATGTGTCAATTTGCAGATGTTAAAGTTGTTATACTTGGACAAGACCCGTACCATGATGGTAGCGCAACAGGCCTAGCCTTTGCTAACAGTGATCAAAGTCCAAGAATGAGCCCTAGCCTACGTTGGATAACCAAAGCGATTGAGCATGACTATGATACGTTATGTGTTAACTTTGATGTTACTTTAGAGGAATGGGCTAACCAGGGAGTGTTATTACTTAATACTGCCTTGACCGTGGTGAGCGGCAATGCCGGATCTCACGTGGCTCTTTGGGACAAGTTTACCAAAGATTTTATACAGCATCTTTCAGAACAGAAAGATAATGTTATATTTGTACTATGGGGTAAATATGCTCAAGGTTATGCTAAATACATTAAAGGAAATAATAAAATTGTTACTGCGCCACATCCTGCTGCCGATGCTTATACTGCTGGGCGTGCTGGGTTTCACACTAGTGGCACATTTAGGAACATTAATTCTTTTCTGTCTGATCCTATTAAATGGAACTCGAACTGTGGTGAGCCTTTACCTCGTGAACTTAATGAAGCACCTTTTTAAAATTAAATTATGAAACGAGAACTAGTTAGAATTATCAAAGAGTGTGGTCACCGCGGCAAGTTGGGCCACATCTACGAGGTAATAGAAAAGAATCCACTAGATGGGTTTAAACTAGTCATGCCCGGCAAGACTCAGTTTACTTTCTATTACCCAGTTGACTGTTGTGAAACAGTAGAACCTGGAGCATGCACTGTTCCAACTAAAGAATCTGTACCGTTTGACGCTGCAAAGTGGTCACAAAGTATACAGGCTTTAGAAAGCGCATATACTAAAGAAAAAACCAGTTGGCAAGTCCCTGAGAATGCAGATTTCGGATGGCACCTTGATAAAGTGGCCAAATCCGTTACTGATTTATTGAAGGAAAAGAACGCTGCATATGGAAATAGCGCGTTAAACCCTGCAAACATATTTAGTAAGCTTGATGCTGTAGAATCTTTACTTGTCCGTATGGATGATAAGGTTATGCGTATCAAGAACCGTGGTATCAATGATGAAACAGAGGATACCGTTACAGATCTTATTGGCTATCTATTTTTATTGAAGATGGCTATGGAACGTAAGAAATAATTATTTATAAGTTCCAGACAAGAAGTACTTAGCCGCATCCTCAGGGGAACCTGATTTATTCAATCCTCTAAGGAGTGGCATTAAGTCTTCAAAATTCTTTTTTATCTTTCTATCTCCCTTCTTGTAACGTCCTGTATCTCTCTGGTAGAATATTTCTTTTTCATCTACTGGGAACCCCACGTTATACATACCTTCTAAACTTATCTGCTCTATGATCCCTTGGATCTTTTCTATTTGTCTAGCAGTTGCTGTTGGAGATTTTAGAATTCTAAGCGCTTCTGCTGTACCATAGAATGGTAGCCATTGTTGAACCTCAGCTCTATATCGTAACATTTGGTATAGTAAGAAATTACTAGCCCAGCTCTTTTCTTCGTCGTCTAGATTAGTAAGTGCCCCTATTAGCACTCCTGCTACGGCAAGAGATGTTAAGTCAGTTACTGTACGTTTAACATTCTGTTTTTCCATATCAGTAAGTCTGCCATAAACTTCTTGCGGCATATCTTTTTCCCTAATACTTTCTCTTAACATATTCCAAAAAGATATATATGTACCTTGTGTTACTGTACCAAGTTCTTCATCTACGTGAATACTTGGCCCGTTCATACCGCCGTGTCCGTATCTCTTTCTTATACCTGGGTTCATCCAGCTACGGAATAGCATAAACAACTTACCATACCATATTCTGTTTAGAGTTGGCCTGTCAAAACTTCCTTTAGTCTGGTTAGTTCTTCTAGATAATCCTTGTATTAGATTTATAAAGTCGTACCTATTAAAGTTTGCAACTCTTGGATCTACAGACATTCTCCCTTTACTATCTACTACTAACAAATCATATAGATTAGCAGGGTTACCGCTTTCATTCATGATTACGTTACCATCCTTGTCTTTTAATTTTCCCTCTAAGTTTTTCATTAGCGCTAGCATTCTAGTTGCTCCTACCTCGTGCTCAGCTGCTTGTTGTACTACTAATAAGTTACCAAGTTGTAATGCTTTACGTAACTTACCTCCTACTAGCCTATTACCTTCCTGGTCTGTAAACTCAGTTAGTGCATCAAAAAATTCTAATGCTTTACCTAGTTTTGTTTCAGGCATGAACTTGCCTGTGTCAGATAGGCCTGCTCCTTCTAGCCAGTATTGTGACTTAGCCCATCCTAAATCTTTTTTATTAAAAAACTGTCCCGCTGCAGCCTCAGCGGCTAACGCCATATTATCTATAAGACTTTGGTTAACACCTTGTAAAAAGTTAAATGATAAAGCATTCATCGCAGTAAATGCATTAATTGCATCTACACTCTTAGTTAAGGATATACCTTTTACATTTTGTTTTAATTGTATTTGACCAAACATTATAGTATCTATAAAGTCATTAACATGTTTTAATGTGTAAGACTCTCCAGGTTTTTTTGCAGGTAGGTTGTATCCTAATTTT